TTCATTGTTTACTTCCCTCGCTGGTAATTGTTTCGTGGTTGGCAATCCACTGCTCAAGTGCTGAATAAATCTCTTCGGGGGTAAGGCATTGCTCTTTCAGCAGGCCCATGCGGATGCGTAATAATCCGAGTAAGTGGGCGCGCTCGCCTTTGCGGGCGGCGGTGCTGATTCCCATGAACTCTGGATCGCTTATTCCGCTTTCCAGCTTTATTGACGTAACCGACATGTAACCTCCTGAAAAAGGCAAAACGAATCCCCGGCAGAATGAATGCCGTTATTTTTAATGCTGGTTAATTAGTGGTTGGGGCGCGGTTTTCTTTTAGCCAGCTTGAATAACCTTTCGTGCCAAAAATACAGATAATCAATAAAGGTCATTCGTGCGCGCTCATGATTACCGCGAATTGCTTTCTCCAGACCGTAAATAATTATATCAATCGACGGGCTGTTAGAACTGACTGTAATACGCGCACCATTTCTCAGGTGGACAGTGAAACCCTGCTCAGCGTTTTCTATCGCCTCGCGGATCAGCATCTCCTGTTCCCATGACGCTTTCTCTTCGGTGAACATAGCGGACTCCGATGATTAATAGACGCTTGGGCGCTTCATCTGTGCTGGTACAGCGGCGGACCGTTTCAGGCTGTGAAGCATTTCGGGGGTAAGTTCCACCGTTACCGCCAGCGGCTTTAAAAACGTCACGGTCTTGTTCGTCGTCTCCGGTTGCTCGGCGTCTATTGACAACAAAT